ATCTTTAATACCTGTACGGGAGTATGCTATTGCCTGCTGGAACGGTGTTTTAGGAATAGCTTTAAGACCTGCTTTAATACCTCTAAATGGCATGTCCCATGCAGCATTCCAGCCGCGTTCAAACATACCAATAGTTTTACCTACATACGGAATACTCTTGGTTACTTTAGAAGCTATACCCCAGCCAAAGTAAGTAGTGGGATCAAATGCAGTCTCTACAAACGTACTTGATATAGTTCTCTTCCAATCTGGCAGCAGCAGAGTCTTTCTTAATACGGGGGAAGTTTATAATAGCCCATGCAGCCAGAGGTCTGGGGAGAGCATTGAAATATTCTTCCAGCGTTTCAGAAGCAGCTAAGGCAGGTTGAGTGAACAGCATCTTGAACTTCTCACCCACAGTCAGGTCAGGTACTTCTGCTTGTACAACACCTGTACGGATAAGTTCAATAGCTGCTGCCTGTTCAGCCCACATATCCTGGAACTCTTTTGACTGTGCTTTAATATCCTGCAAGTATTCAAGGTATTCAGGGTCATCTTTGAGCAAATCACTTATATCATCCCAGGACATGCCGGATACCACCTCAGATGGGCCTTTGCGGAATGTCTTGATTAGTTCTTCTATAGTAAGGTTATGGACTGCTCTCAGTTCCAGTTTGGGTTCTGCCAGCAGGTCATCAAGGAACTGTTCTCTGGTCTGGGTTAAGTCCACCTCTTCTTCCATAGTAGGCTGGGTTAATAGCTTCTGTTCCAGTGAACCCATAAGTTCATCTATCCAGAGTGAGTCAGCATCACTGGCATTAGGGTGAGGGTATGACTTCATTACATCTTCAACAGAACGGATAGGATTCTCAGGGTCAGATAGAAGCATAGGAAGACCATACAGTACTGCTTCTCTCCATGATGCAGTCTCGTACTGGTTAAGAGCACCATCTATCTCTGCCTGCCACTTCTTTATCTCAGCATCAAAGTCTGCTTGGCTGACTATACCACCTGTAATAGAGGGGAAGAAGCCAGGTACAGATATATCCCACTTGGATAACGGGTGTTGTATCCCTATCTCCTGAGTCTTGGTAAGCCCCGATTGAGCTGTCTCAAGTTTACTGGTAGCCTCATGCTTACTCTTGGTTATATCCGCAAGGTACATCTGGAAGCCGGGGAATAACTCTTCCTGCTCCACAGGCTGTACAGGGGGAGCTTCAGACGGAGGTGGAGCCTGTTTCCTGAATGGGTCCTTAAATGTATTATTATTCTTTATAGCCATTTCTCACCTCTATATCGGGGTCTCGGTAGCTTGAGTAGGTGGAGGTATTGCCTCAGGTCTCTGCCCGGGTACTCTGCTAGGAGGTCCACCAGGAATACCACCAGGAGCTTGCTGTGGTTTAATCATACCCATAGTAGCCTCGGCAGCCATACGGTACAGCTTGGCTGACTCAATATCATGGTTCTTCTCAAGGTAATCAGCTTCACGTTTGCAGTACTGGATATAAGCTATAGCAGCATTGTAAGGATTACGCTCAGCCTCATCTGCCCTCTGCTGTGCTTTCTCACGTAACGGGTCTTCAACATCAGGGAATAGTTTCTGCATCACATAGCCATAGCTCAATTGGAATTGTGGGTCAAGCATACGGGCTACGGTAGCACGCTGTACCAGGTCCCCAGGTATCTCTATGTCATACTTGGCTGTGATTTCAACATCATCAGGAAGGCCAGCAGGTAATGCTAACCCGTATGGTCTGGCATTGGTTAGCTTAATCTCACGTACCAGGTTATTATCAATATCAGTAAACAGGTTAATGATAGCATGGTGGAATGGTTTGACTATCTGGTTAGCACTGGCAGCTATCTGGGACATAACAAATGCAGATAACTGTCCTTGTATATTGCCGTGCATTGCCCATGATACTCCCCCACGTTGCATCATAGCTTCAAGGTCTAACTGGCTGGACCTGAACTCCAGTGGTATAGGTGGGGGAGTAACGAAGTCTACCATGTCATTGGGGCCACCACGGAAGATAGCACCACGCCTGAATACATCTTCTGGTTTCACTATAGGTTTACCGGACTGGGAGCGTTCAAAGATACGTGGCTGGGCAGTATCACGGAGTAACTGTAGTCCATATGTCCACCACTTGTTCCATGTACGGTATACGTTCTCATTGGTAGCTACAATGGACTGGCCTATCTCTGCCCTCCACCTGTCTGACTTGGCTTGAGAACCGGCATTATGGGAACTACCACCTGCACTATTATCAGTAAGAGGACCCATATCAGGTAGCCCGCCAACAGCAGATACATAGATAGGTATACGTTCAAAGCGAGTAGGAGCCATCTTCATCAGTTTACCATCTACCACTACTGCGTTCCAGCAGACCGGGATAACATTATCATTATCCATCCACCATAAGTCATGTATGGTAACTGACCTTGAGACATTCTTCTGCTCCATCTTCCAACCGTTACGGACACACATACGTACTGCCTGCTTGTTGTTCACCTTGAAGATACGTGATACCTCAGATAAGCCCATATCATCCCACATGGGGAATACCTCAGCAGGATTAAATGCCTCTATCCAGCACTCAGTACCATCATCGGTAGTAGCAGCAAATACACTGTACCAGCCTGTAGCAAGTAACAGAGCTATTATCTGGCGCCTGAGTGATTGTCGTGGCCCCGTCTGACGGAACCTGGCTTCATTCTTCTTCCATATAGTCTTGAGTAGCTCACCTACCTGGGAGGCAGATGCAGCCTGCTTGGGGTCAAGGAAGTCTATATCAGCTACACGGTGAGGTATGTCAGAGTCCAGTAGGTGAAGTACAAGGTTATACATGGCTCTGGGATCGTTACCTACAAATGACTCCATCTTGTCTGTCTTGAGTTCATCCACCATCTCAATAAGCTGATACCACCGTTTGAACTTCTCGTACCGTGGACTCCAATAGTCTTTAAGGTCATTACATTCTTTTATTACATCTTGTGCTGTTTTAAGTTCCATCATGTGCCTCCTTACAATCAAGGCATACTTTTATAATACAGGTAATCCAGCCTATTGAACCACTGGGGAGTAACCCCCTTCTACGCTTCTGAATGAAAGCATACTGGTCAGGCTGAAGTTCCCTGCCACACATTTTACATTTATTATCTACTTTTGTATTCCATATTACTGCCCCCAACTCTCGTTCCAACCACCATTATCACCAGTATTGCCTACGTATCCTCTGGCTACCGGCATGGCAGAACGGCAAACGGCTACCGGCATGGCAGAACGGCAAACTATTGCTATGGCGCCAGCGTCATGGTGGTCATCTGCACCAACTACTTTGATACCTGTCTTTACTGACCTGTCTCTCCTAATGTTTCTGCACTGAGACCAGAACCTCTGGTCATAGCACTCTATCTCTGTAAGGTGCCTGTTCAATTCTGTTATCATATATGGTTTAGTACTGGGACTGGTGAACCAGCCAATAGAACGGTACATTCTATTATCCCTGGGGTCTTCACGGTAGTATAGCTGGGGGTAGTCCTTTATATGACTAACTAAATCAAGGTTATCCTCAGGACATAATACCGTGTCTTTGTAATAGTATCCCAGCTCTTTACAATATGCTCCCATCTCTGCCTCATCATATAATCCAGCTATGGTGGCACAGTGTCTCATTACTACAGGTATCTCATTACCATCCTTATCTATAAAGCCCTCCTTGAATGTCCACACCTGCCCTACTGCCTCTGATGTCTTCCCCTTACCCGGGTCTATGGAGAGTACATAGCCTAGACCTGATTCAGGTGGATACCATATGTCTACATGAGCAGAGGTGTTGGTCTTGGTATCTGTGACTGTAGTAGACTCTGGTGCAGGGTAACAATCTCTCAGTTTATCCATTATTGTCTCAGGGTCATATGCCATGTCTCCAGCAGTAACAAAGCAGGTCTCATCATCTTCAGGGTACTCCTGCTCAAATATATAGAGGGTGTCTCCAATCCTGCGTAGACTTAGTATCTCAACCACCTTGTAACGGCGCCAGCGCAGTTTAGCGTGTGCTTGTTCCTCACTGATGCCCATACGTTCAAATATGTCCAGTAAGGCCCTCTCCTCGAGCTTCAGGCCCGTTAGAGGGTATACACTGTCGCCGGGGAGACAGAAGTAATCATCAGGCCACATCTCATATTCCTCATGTATGTACCACGGGTAGAAATGAGGTGAGTAGACATTCCTGCCTACTAACTTTCCTTCCTTGGCTGCTACATATATCTCATGGTGAGGATTGTCTTCACCGTTAGCTGTGCTGAGTATGCGTATCCTGGTATTCTTCTGTAGTGGTACCCTTTGTACTGCTGATGCATAGACAGTATCGTGTGTACCTTCAGGCCAGAACGCGTATTCATCCAGTAGCAGGTTGTGTATAGCTTCACCACGGCCTATGGTATATGACCTTGCTGAGTATATATAGAAGTCGGTATGGAAAGTAACTGCCTCTGTTCTGGGGTCTATGTATTCAAAGCTGAGGTGGTGGGCAGCATTGTGGTCCAGTCTGGGGATGGAAGGTATCTTGTTCTTCAGGGCATTATAGAACTTCTTAGCTTTGATTAACTGTCTCTGTGCTACCCATTCGTCGTAGCTTATAATACAGGATACAGTACCATTAATAGTCAGATTATCTTCAAGGTAGTCTGCTACACACCACGTAGTAGCACCTATAGAAGCAGGCTTTACGTATACGTCTCTGGCACCAGAGTCCTCTTCCATCCGAGTCTGGATATTATTCAGTTTGAAAGGTACTAACTCTCTGTTCTTATTCTCAACCTCAAACAGAGTCTCCTTGAACATCCGTCTGTTATTGATTAACATGCCGATAGCTTCTTGTACTTCCACATGTCCTCCTAGGTAATAATTATTGGTGTACTAAGCAGGATACAAAGGATAGCTACAACAAGAGTTGTTATTATGCCAATCACCCATGTATGCATTTTACGCCATGTAGTATTGGTGCGTACAGAACCATTAAGTGTCTTCAGGTGTACCTCTATCTGCTTCAGGGACTCTATAGCACCCTTGTCTTCTGTACCAGGAATACCTAACCAGCTATGATAGAGTTCTGCTATCATCTTACTGTTCTGACTCTTTGGACTGACTGGCTGTTCCATCTTATCCTCCTACCTATGTCGCAAAGGTCGTTCTCTACCCAGACTTCTGGGCTCCCGTATCCTGAACCGGGTAAGGTGCGCTCTGGCTATGTTACGTCTGGCAGCCTGTCGTACTGCTGTAGTAACAGTTCTCTTCTTACTCATTGCCTACCCTCACTGTGTCTGTTCTGGTAAAGGATACACCCTGACCTCTGCTGCCCTGCATGAAGTCATTAACAGCTTCAGCAAAGTTAAAACCACTCTTGTGCTTGTCTTTGCCAGTTATAAGAGACTCCAGTATGTCTATCTGCGTAGGGGTGTATTGTTTACGCATAGCTATAAGATATTGTTGTTCCTGTCTGGTCAGAGGTTCATCCTGTCCCGCATCTGCTTTCAATGCTTTACTGATTATATTGAGATCACGCTGCATTATCAGTCTGTAGTTACGCATGGTCTCAATGTTAATGTACTGTTTAGCTAATGTTTGTCTGAACTCTGGTACACGTAACT